TAAATATTTTCAGAGTTACGGCGAAGAGTTTAGCGACTTGTACAAAGGTCTGTATGATGAAAAACCTGACGGTGCAATCATACAAATGTCTACTGCTAGAAATGATACGGGTAACGAATTCAACGATATCTTTGTTGATGGGCAAGAAATGTCTGCGAAAAAACTCGGTGAGATATTTGATGGGTACGATGTCAATTGGGTCACACTCTCATGCGAAATAGCAGAGCCTGTGTTATGTAAAAATTTTAAAGAGGTATGTGAGTTCTTTAACAAACGACACATTCCTATAACTCTACAAACTAGATTAGAAAATCTTGTATTGGATGTTGATGTTGCCGAAATAGTCTACCTCCCACCTGAAGAAATATCTGAAGAAGAGCAGTCTGTGCAGGACACGATTGGTAACAACAAGCCTGTCGATTTAGAAACTCTGCGTAAGTTCTATCACACCATAGAGACTCGCAATAGAAGAACAAAGGCAAAAGACAAAGATCCTGTTTGGTGCGATGCAAGAAAGAGTTCATACTTCTACATAAACTCTGCGGGCAATACTTTCCCATGCGCATTCGTTGCAAGAGATGTTACCGAAAACAAATTGTTTCCTTATCATCCTATTGACTACCCTTTCAATATGCAGTATAATGATAGTACAAAGTTTCCTATTGAAGAGATAATATATAATAGCGATATGCAAAACATAAGTGAACATTTGAAGAGAAATCCTTTGCCTATATGCAAGAAGAAGTGTGGAGATTGTAAATGAGAGTTAATTTCATCTGCTGCAAATGGGGTACGAAATACGGTCCGCATTTTGTGAATCGACTTAAAAATATGGCATTCAGAAATACTTCATCTGAGTTTGAAGCGCATTTCTATTGCTATACTGATAATGCAGAGGGTTTAGATGCCGACATCAATGTTATCGATTTTCCTGATATTCCTAATATCCATCCTAAGTATTGGTTTGGTGCTGAAGATTTTAAGTATGGTATGGCTCGTTGTTGGGACCGCCCTAAGACTTTTGTTTTCAACACTCACAATTTTGCTCATGATAAGCCTACTGGTCGGTTTGTGTTTTTCGACTTGGATGTTATCATCCAACGTGACCTCACCCCCGTTATAACATATAACTTGGAGCGACCTACTAAGATGAAGTCTTGGTGGCAAGATCCTAAACCAATGAATACGAGACGATTCAAACTGTCTCATGGTGCGTACACTAATGGCAGTTGCCAAGTCTGGAGTGACGATCAGTGCGAGCCTATATGGAATGACGTATTAAAAAATCAAGAAAAGATATGGTTCACGTTCACTGATGGTACAGACAATTATCATAGTTGGCGTTGGGGTAGGTATGGTGCAGATCTCTGGGATCACTTTCCCAGCTGGATGGCATACTCTTACAATCGAGGCAGGTCGTGGGACGAAGATGATTTGAATGTGGGCATCTACAGAGACAATTGCATCGTATGTGTTTTCAATGTTGACCTACTTCCGTTTGAAGATGAAAGCAGGGGCAGCACGAAACAAGATGAATTGGTAGATCCAAATTTACTGGCACATTGGAAATGAACATCTACACGGTGAAATGGGGAAACAAATATGTTGCTTCTCATGTAAATCAGTTACTAGATAGCTGTAAGCAACATCTGAGTTGCTCTTTTCAATTTCATTGCATCACTGAAGATGGTGAAGGATTGTCAGAAGAAATAACTGTTATTCCCATTCCAGAGAACAATCGTATGGAAAAGTGGTGGAATAAAATGTATCTGTTTGATGATTTGATTGTCACGCAGAAAGGTGAGAAAATGTTCTTCGACTTAGATGTAATCATACAGAAAAATATTGATGTGATTGCAGAGTGGGAAACGGATGATTGCTTGACATTCGTTAAGACATGGTGGCATGACTTGGATGATTCGTATGAAAACACTCGCCACATCCCACATAAATATACAGACTTAAACTCTAGTGTTCTACGTTGGAATGATTCACTTGATACTAGGGCAATCAAAGAATACTTTTTAAAGTATAAGAAGCAAATTTTATGGTATTATCGTGGGCTTGACAATTTCTTTTATAATAGAAGAGTAGTAAAGCAGAAACTGTTTCCAATAGGTTGGGTGTATAGTTTCAATCAGGGCTTCTTGTTTCCGCAAGATACCGAAAAACATGTGTATAGGGAATTACCCTATATTTGTATTTTTGACTCGATGGGAAAAAGTGAAGATGTCAAATTCTAAGTTGAACAGTAACTTTCTGAATAACTATAAAAACTGGGGTGAAGCGATGCATGTGATCGAAAGACGCATGCCGCACAAGCTAACCGACTTTAGAGAGTCACTGTCTAACAACAACGTCGAGGCGAGTATATGGCTTGTTGAAGAACTGAAAGAATACCTTGAAGAGCATTATCTAAAGACAGGTAACTTGCGTGTACTGATATTGAATTCTTGGTTAGGCATTCCTATGGTGCCATTGTTGTGTGAGAATTTAGATATTGCTCAGTTACACTTGGTTGATATAGACGAAGAAGCAATCGAATTATCTAAGATTTTCCACAAGTACTATGCACAAGAAAAGTTCATTAAGACTAGACATCACAACCTAGACATCCCGTTTGAATTTGATAATCTAAACAAGATTGAAGTTGATGTTGTAGTGTGCGTTCAGACTGAGCAGATGTATCCTCTTAAAGATCTACGGACAAAGAATCCGCATGCTGTTTTCGCATTGCAAAATAGCAATGTCGTAGAAGAGATGTACGGTATCAATTGTGTTGATTCAATCGATGCACTTAAAGATCAGATTGGATTAGATGAAGTGAACTACGAAGGCTCTAGACCGCAAAACTATTATGCTTGGGACGGTAAGAAAGAGTTTGAAAGGTATATGATTATCGGTCAACGAGACGGGCTGCTTTAACAGCCCTCTATATCTTCTACCATCATTTCCCACATATCTTTATCAGGAATCACCATACCAAAAGTGTGTCTCGGCGAATCAGATCCTGCACAATGCCAGTAATGCAAATCTTCCGATTCATTCTTGCCGCCATAGTACCCTACTTTAGCTGACCACCCAGGCGTATCATGTAATGTGATAATTACATCTTCGCGTTTGTCATAATATTTGAACCAACCTTTCCCTTCTGGATTATAGTTGATTAGTATATTGTAACCAGGGCAATCCCAGTTGTTATGCCATCCCATGTAATCGCTTGGCATATAGAATACATGTACAGCACTAAACTTAGCACCTAGAAACTTTACGAGTGCATCATTAATCTCGAATGACTTTGCGCGATGATCTGCAGGTATGTGCGGTCCCGCTTGCAAGTCTCGTATTTTAGATAACTCAGGGGGACCTTTATGTGATTCATCACCCATAACTTCTTGCAAGTATTTTCTCGCCGATGCCGTCTCTGAGTTGTGTGATATCCAGTCTCCGTTCTTATGTACTGGTAGATTCTCATAGTCCGTATCAAAGAACCATTGCATATATGGTTCTAAGATCTCAATTAATTCTGGGTTAATTTCTTCTAATATCTTCATTGCGTGTCAATTCACTATTAGGTATGGTGTAATGAAAAATTACACGTTCAGTATCCTCTAACTCTGCATCCAAATATCCTATTACAAAATTCCATCTTGCATCAGGCTTAGGAAACTCACCTACATTTATAATGTCTTTATGCTCTGTCTTGTTCAACAGATACCACATTGAGAATGTATCCCAGCGTCTAACTTCCCACGGATAAGGATCAGCGCTCCAATCAGGTTCGAGTTGTTTCATATACTGCTCGTACCAAGCATCCATCAATTTAAAAGTATGCTCATTACTCTTGTAAACAAAAAGACCACAGTGCCAAATCATTTCTTCTGTATCAGAGAGTTTGGTAATCTTAGCATTATATGGTCGATTGCGAGTAAAGATTATATCGTGGTCATCACAAAAATCAAATACATTTGCAATGTCTTCTGATTCAATAACGGTGTCTGCATCTATGTAAAGCGTTCTATCGTATGGCGTTTTTGATAGTGCCCATAGTTTTGCTCTGATATTTTTCGGCACATCTTCTGTAATGATTGTGTCGAATATCCCATAGTCTTCTTCTTCAACCCACCATTCGTGCGTTGCTAAAGTTATCTTTGCTTCAGGATAAAAGTCTAACAGAGACTCGGCAGACTTTTTTGCTGCGTAGTAGTAAGATTTGTTTACTGAAGCGACATAGATGTAGCCGTTATTCAACATCTGCGGCATACTCTGATTGCATCAGAATAGTAGCATATGCTTGTGCCTCAATAGGAGACTTAGCTTTTCGGATAAGTTTTTTGAGTTCTTTGTTCTTGGACTTCTTGACTAAATCAATTTCAAAGATCTCCAGCTTCATGTTGAAAAGAATCTCTTGCTTTTGACGTTGAAACTGTTGTTCTTCTTGTTCTCTTTTCCTGGCTTGCTGCTTCTTTTGACTATCTTTATGGATCTGAGTTTTTTGATCTAAGCCCTCGATACCAAATTGTTCAACGATAGCATCATAGTCTTGATTGACTCCGCCTTCACTTTCAGGTCCAGCAATAACATGCGCTACTGAATACTCGCCATTGCCTTGCAGCATTTCGCATACAAGATGTCTTCTCTTTTTATCCTGCCAGATAGGATTTCTATACTTTTCCATAATATAACTCCACTTATTTAATAGTTATACAATTATTTATGCGATTCGTAGGAACAGTTTCTTAGACTCTTGTGTTGAAGATGTAGCCTGAACAGTCGCACCTACATAAGTGCCAGTGAAACTTCGCGAGTAGGTTCCCGCGTATGCGCTGTTATATGTTCCAGCATATGCCCCTGAATATGCAGCAGTATATGAGCCGGTAAATGCACCGGTATATGATCCGGCATATGATCCAACATATGCACCCGAAAAGATTTGACTATAGCTACCAGAGTATGTTCCAGCATATGCTCCAGCATATATTCCAGAATAGTATCCGGTAAAGTTACCACCGACTGAGCCGCCGTAGAAAAGAGTGTATGTTCCAGCATATGCACCAGTGTAATAGCCAGTATAATAGCCTGTGTATGCACCAGTAAAGAATCCAGTATATGAGCCGGTGTAATAACCTACATAATTGCCAGTGAAACTTCGCGAGTAGGTTCCCGCGTATGCGCTGTTATATGTTCCAGTATATGAGCCGGTGTATGCAGCAGTATACGAGCCAGTGAAAGCACCGGTGTATCCGCCGCTGTAGTTTACATTAGAAATAGTTTTTAATTGGTCTGTAAGAGTCTCCCCTTTTTGCTGCCAAGTTCCTGTACCTGGAGCGGAAGTTACTACTTGATAAGTACCAATGTTGTTTGAAATAATTCTATTTCTAAATCTATTTGTCAATGATTGTAGTTCAGCATCAGTTGCTTCTACTACACCATCATCAGCAAATTTAATAAGAGTTCTGTTTGTTGCAGATGCGGGTACTGTTGTTGCGGCGGTCTTTTGCCAAAGATACTTTGTTACAGTTGTTCCATCTGTTTGAGTATCATCAGTTTGCCCACGATTTACCCAAGTACCGCCTGAGGGTGCCGTAGCTGCTAACCAATATTGACCGGCAGTATTCGCATCGTCGGTTATCATTGCATCGATCAGTTCATCCATGATCTCAGTATCGATCTCACTTTCCGTAGACTCTACTACGTCACCGTTACTGTTTATTCTAAGAGGTGTGAATGTTTTATTGTCTGTAGCAGTGCTATCGTTTTGACCAAATGTATATACTTCTGTGGTTGTTGTACCTACTGCTGGGTGATCTCCTACATTCTCTACTCTGACCCTATCAGTAAATGTACCAATACTAGAAAAATTAGCCGACAGAGATCCATTTGCTGCTGTAACTTCAACCGAAGCAACACCCGAAGACCCTGCAAATGCAGTGGTAATTATGTTTGCGGTATAATCTTTTAGTTCAGAGGTAGATAGTTCTTGTAATCCATCGACAATATCACCTGAAGTGATATCCGCTGTTTTTATCTTTAGGGGGCCAGCCATTGTTTAACCTTTTAGTTTAAGAGGGTGCCGCTTGAATCATATACTGCTAATGGTCTTTGCACACGCCAATCAGTAGCATCCTTGCAGGACAGCGTATAAGAAGTATTTGCCGGCAATGTTATTGCTGCGTTTGCGGGCCCGCCGTTAATCGTATCAGACGAATTGGGATAAAGTTTACAGCCAGTTCCTGTAGTGTTAAATACTGTCAACGTTCTCCCAGCAACAGCAACAGCAAGTTTAACACCAGTAGTAGATGCACTGTTTGTTGTAATAACATTAATGGTTTCAATCAACAGAGTAGCGTCACCCTGACTAGACCCTGCTGTAGTTACTGCTGCTGCCACACTGCTTTGCTCGAAACCGCCTACAGTCAAATTCCCCGTAGTTGTTACAGAAGTTACGTCTAAATCAGTAAGATCTGCTGTGAGTTGCTCCCAAGACGTGGCGCCAGTAGCAATTGCGTCAAACACATTACCTGGTCTAACTACTACGGGGGCGTTTATTGAGCCTCCATCGATACTTTCACTTGTTGCAGGATACACTTTAATGTTTGCGGCAGTTGAGTTGTATACAGTAACTTTAAGTCCAGCAGCAGCATCGGGAAGTTTAACCCCTTGGTTAGCTGATGCAGTTTGAACTAAGTTGTATGTCTTAGTAAGTGCAGTTGCGTCACCCTGTGTAGTGCCAGCTGCCGTAACAGATGCGTTCATACCAGCAACAAAGTTGCCCGTATAAGTAACTGCACCCACACTAATGTTATCAGCCGCTTGATACTTATCAGTATTTAAGTTGGTGAAGTTATTGTCTACTTCTGTATTAGTAAGTGGAGTACCTTTACCTGCTCTTGTAGTTAAGGTTGACATTTATCTTTTTCCTAATTTTTTTCGATTAAAAATTTGAGTGCTTCTTTAATTTCACTTAGCTCAGATCTCAAACTATTTATATCGGACGAAATTTCGTCTACGCGCTTAGCCTGTTTTTTTTTCATTTTATACTGGCTAAGACCTTCAGAATCACTATTAACGAAAACGCCGTTGCCAACTTCTTGATATTTATGTTCTACACTCATATTTATGCCTGTAATGCAATTCCTCTCAGGTTCTTAACTGCGGGAACCGAAGAAGAGTTTGAAGATTTTAACACGATCTTAATTGCGAAATCATTAAATCTAGTGTAAGTAATAGTAGACACTGCCGCTGTAGCTGTTGCGCTTGTACCACCGCCTCCAGCGAATGTTATACTAGGGGCACTTGCGTATCCTCTACCAGGATCAGTTACTACTATGCCTACGACAGCCCCACCTGAAATTTGAGCAACGCCTGTTGCCTGTTTCCAAGCACCACCGCCAGAGAATGTTACAGTAGGTGCACTTGTGTACCCTGAACCACCAGCAGTAATAGTTGTACCGCTTACACGCTTGATAATGTATTCTAACACATCATCGTCATTGCCACCAAGTCCTACATTATTAGATCCTCGCAACGGAAGAGTGTAAATCGTTTCTACAAACTTATTCGGAGATGATACTGCATCAGATGCGGTTGCCATCTGTACCCAATACAAATCATTTCTAAATTTCGCGTCATCTTCTGTTGCTCTGAATTTCGCGTAGACTTCAACACTACCTTCTACCGGTATACGTTGATCTAAGTACACGCGCAAATCTTCTGATTGATTCTCTTTGTTTAATTGTACAATCTTAGATATGTACTTGCAAGTAGCATCGCCACTATTTCTAGCATCTTCATCTGTAGAATCATTGTTAATGACATTGGCTTCTAGTTGATATGTCGCTCTTGACAAGTCGATCACCGGTGATATGAAACTGTTTGGCGATGTAAAGATCGCTTCAGTTTTAAACGATTTGGCTTGTCCAGTCAAACCAGTGATTTCATTTGATCTAGAGAAAACTGCATACTCTACGGGAGTGAATGCCTCTTCTGCTCTACCAATCTTAGTTTGCACCGTGCCAGCCGATGAACCCGCTGAACCCGTGCCGTAGAAACTGTAATCTAATCTACTGTTAGCCGGTGTCAAGTCTGTGAAGTTGTGAGAGATTCTATTGTACTTCTTATTGTCAATAGTGGCAATTGTTGCCTGAGAAGACCCAGTACCAACAACATCACCAACAGCGAATGACCCTGACTCAATAGCTACCATACAAGTTGTAAACTTATTCTTGAATTCAACAACACTCGCAGTGTTTGTAGCGATATTGAATGTGGCGCCAGTACCACTGCCATCTGTAGAAGCCTGCGCGACAGTCGTGCCGTTTGCAGTATAATTAGTTCCCATTGATCCAGCTTTCACCCCGGTAATTGCACCTGAGTTTACACTGGTAACAATCAAAGTTGCCCCTGTGCCGTTACCGAAAGAATTCAAAGTAACGACATCATCTACGACATATCCTGAACCACCGCCCGCTATCGTAATATCAAACTGGTGAATAGCATCAATGTTGCTAAAGAATCCAGTTGTGAAGTCTTTCAAAGTCCAGTAATCAATGCCATCGTTATTGAATACCGCTTTACCACCGAGTTTACTAAACTTAGCTCTCCTCAGACTGTACTTTATATCTTCAGCTTGAATCGCGTTCCAAGTTCTATTGTTTGATGATACAAACAAAACACCCACTGAAGAATCTTCTGCTTGTATGCGTTCTGTTGTTCCTAACTTATTCTGTCCTAATTCTGATACCCATGCTTCATACCCTGGATCATTCGCTTGGGGCATCAACACAAAGCAATACTCTTTACCAGATCCTAAATACACTGGAGAGTCAAACGTGAACGTTGTTGCCGTTGTTGCATCTTCTGAAATGTTTACATTAGCAGCCGTCTTGAATACAGAGCCGTATGGTACGATGCTGCTTCCAGGATATCCGTTAACGACTTCTCTGATCTGTAGAGTTATGCCATTAGTAGCAGCTTTTGTCTTAAAGAAGACATCAATGCTGCTTGCAAATATACCATGTCCATTCGTAACGTTGAATGTCTGTGCGAGTGGGTCACCGCCGATGCCTATGCCGAGTTCGCCGCCAAATCCGCCGAGCTGGAGGTCTCTCCAATCGAAAACAAAATCGTCCGGAAGCGTAAAGCCCTCATTCACTGCTTCTGCTACCACCTCTACCGGCACCTCAGTAGTGGGCGGGTCAGCGGGATCTGGAGTAACCGGGGGTTGCTCTGCTGCCGGCGCAACTGCGACTGGGGCACCGGGTATAGTTTCAAGCGTCTCGTTAATCGTATTAGACGTAGTGCCAGTAGTTTGATTGAGTGAAGAATCTAACCTCACACCAGTTGTAACCGATCCAACTACTCGCGAGGGAGGATTCGCTGCTTCAAAGCCCATTGTAATATTTGGCCTAACCGTACTCAAGTTGAGCCTAGAAGATTCAATTGTTGTATTTACAAACGAAGAGTATTCAGATGCGGCAGATGATGTTACAAAACCATTTCTGTTTTTAATATCGTTGCTGATTACGATTAACTTATTGCCTACGCGATATCTCTCAGGTGGTATGCGAATCTGTGCTACCAATCGTCCAGTAGAATCAGACTCGACGTAACCATTTGTCCAAACACCTGCGCTTGTAATTGCGCTGTAAGACCGTCTCTTCTGCGCTGCTGTAAGACCATCAAAAAATGCAGTAGGAATCTGTCTAACTTTCGCCGCAGTTGTGCCTGTGATTCTGTCACCTTCAAGCGCGCCGTCAAAGAATACGTAAAATCTTGTATTTGGCATTAAACGAGTAACTTCAACAAAAATTGTTCGCTGTCGAATAAATTCGCTGAATGAAATGTCCTTGACTGCGGTGAATGATCCTTCTTCAAAGTCAGACAAGTTAGAGTTTGTATTTACACCAAGAATTTCTGTAAACTGCGAAATGTCTCTACTAGTAACAGTCAATTCACTGTCTATCGTTGTTGTAGTAGTATCAACATATTGGATATCTGTGGTGCGTAATACAGTGTCTGCCGTAGACTGCCCATCTCTCAAGGTCTGTGTTTCTGATTCAACTTCCTGTGTAACAAAAGTTGACGAGGAGCTAGCCGCTGCAGTGTCACTCTGCGATGTATCAGATGCACTACCCATTGTGATATTAGATCTAGTTACACCGGCTGTTCCTAGATTATCAAATGCATTTACTAGCGCAGTACCAGCACCTTTAAGTCTGATGTTTACTGGCTCAGGAGATGCATCTTTATCAGACGCAGTATCAGATGTAGGAAATACTTTTATATCTCCAGTATAATTGAATAGCAATTCACCTACGCAATTTCTTGGCTTAGATGCAGCATTGTTTTTGCTGTATTCTACTTGTGTATATGGTAGTGTAACGAGGTTACCTGTTACTTGAACATTTGTAGACGACCCTGAATTGTACTCCAAATCAATGCTATGCTCTAAGATAGTCGGACCACCTTCGTGTAGCATGTCATTGATACCAAAGTTCAAGTCAGCATCGTTCACGTTCATCAGATCGTGGTTACTGAAACTATCTACGAAGAATCCATTCTTAAATCTATCCAATCCGCTTGTGTCTGTGATACTTTTACTTGCAGTCGCAGACTCTAGGAAGTTCAATGAAGCGTAGTATTCCAATCTACCAATTCGCTTTTCAATCGCTGCAATGTCTTGCATCGTAAAACGTCTGTTTTGTTTTACGTCAATTCTACATGCTAAGTCAAGTCTAGCTTGCTTCTTCGCTGTCGAATAAGGAAGTGATGGATAAGGAGGAATGACCAAATCGGCAATTAACATGTTACCGGGATTGAAAATAGGTGCTGTTGGATTCGGCGCGGGGCGTCCCTCAACATTAGTAATGCTACCATCATCTGACATCAAAATTCTATCAACTCTACCCTGCCAATATTCACCGTCAGTTGAGTAAGTCTCTCTTGGCATTGGGAATTGATAACCACCACTGATTGATCTGATATTGTTTCCAATTACTGGGTTTACAGTAGCACCTCCAATGGTACCTGAATCAGCTGCCGTGTTATCAAGATATGGTCTGAAATCAATTGCATCTCGTAGGTCTACTCTTCGCTTTCCTCGCAAGGTGTGCATAGGAATTTGATATGTGTAGAACGAAGGAGTACCCGCAGTCAATTCATCCGCTGGATACGAGTCTACTGCAAAGTATGTTGATTGACTTGCAGCGTAGTTCGGCTCCAAGTAGCTTAGTTTAACAAGAATACTTTTACTTGCTGTGTCTAAGTTACCAGTCTTGATCAATTGTGAGTGTGTATACAAGTTATCCGTTTGACCAGTAGTCGCTCTGAATAATTCCTTGTAATCCGTTGTAGTATCCGCGTATGAAGATCCAACAAAAACACCTTCGATGTCGTATACGTTGCAGATTCCTAAGTTCCAAGGTCCAGTTGAACCACCCGCGTTTGATGCAGTATCGATCTTCACATACTTGCTCTTATTAGCAGCAAGAGGAACTGGAGTAGTATCAGTCTGTTTTACTTTAACATAAAACTTTGCGTCCGCAGTGTTATTTAATGTTGTGCCAATATCTAACGCGATAGCTGTTGCAGATGTACTTGTAAAATGCGATGATTGCAAATCAAAAATCTGACCCGCAGCATATGGTGTTCCATCAACAGTAACTGCCTCTTTAAACACCATGATGAATTCATCATCAATTTGTGACTGAGAGGGTGTCGTTGAATACGGGAACGTTTCTGTGCCGCTCACGCTGAGAGTAGATGTACCATTAGTAGCAAACGTTACAGTAAATTCTTTCTGGAATGTGAAATTGTTGTCGTAAGTGTTAACCTGATCAACTTCGATTGTCTTCATTGCCCTTGCTGGCATTGGGAAGAGCATTTGATTTTGTAATTGATTGAAGATTAATGGAGAACCGCTTGTGTTGTCAAATAACACGTCACCCGCACCGTTAAAGTTGCTTGTAGCAGAATCAAAGTAAATAGATTTAACGTTCGCTAAGGCGCCGCCGCTCATATTGATGCTGTACAAGTACAACCGATATACTGCTTCAGGTGCGCCTGGTGTGCCACTTTCTCTTGTGATATGTCGCACTCTAGCACTACCAATAATATTGCTAGGGGCGGCAACCGCACCATATGTGTTTGCTCTGCTAGAACCTATAGCTAACACATCGAAAGTAAGCGATGCGCCGCCACCAGAACCCAACCTGCTGTCAGGTACAGTGATAGTTTCATTAACTATGAAGCCGCTCCCGCCTTCAATTATTTCAACTGTAGCTACACCTGCAGCACTTATAGTAATTAAGAATTTTGCACCAACGCCGCTATTTTGAGTTGTATATGCGCCTGGCTCAATTACGTAAGTACCTTTTAATCTTAAAGTATCTGCGGCTGAGATTGTGTCAACACTAAGAACACCGTCGGTGTTCATATTTGCATCTAATTCAGCATCACCAAAATCTACTTGACTTCCTGTAGAAATGTCCCATTCGCCTGCAAGGTTGTTTACACGAATATAGTTTCCGTACACAGTTGATGTTGTAATAGCCTCTTGCAGTACGACATCCTTACCTTTTCTAATCTTTAAGTAAGTAGGAGCAACAATCTCGTGTGTTCTTCCGCGAACAACCGCTTTACCATCGGCAACACCCACAGCAATGTGCGAAGCTGATCCACCTCTAGTTAATTCAAGCAACCCGTCATTTACCGCAGTAAGATCGTTCAAGTGTTCTCGTACAGAAACTTGGAAGTTTTTGCTTGTGTAGTGTCCGCTTTCTAAATATGTTCTTTCTGCTAGTCTGTCACCAATCAAGTTGTATATAGACAAGTCATCTTCGGCAATAGATGTAGATTTTTTACCGTCTACAATTCTATGCAGACTGACGAAATTGTCTTCGATTGTGTCAGTATCAAGTCTAAGAACGAGTTCGGTGTAAACCTTATATCTGTCTGCACCAGGAGCACTGAAGTTGAATGTACCAGATGCTGGATCTAACAGCGTGTTGTCATCACCCGAATTGACAATTTCTTCTTTGATTAGTACTCCGACAAAACCAGTAATTGGCTCACCGAATTTACTAATTAAAACGTCTTGTGTTGTGTGCTCAATAAACTTGCCGGAGAAATATATTAGTCCAGCGGCAACCGAAAAGTGTGTAGAGTCGCCTCTGAAATGCTTTGCGCGTTCTAGGCTTTTACCTGCATCAACGATAAACGTATCGCCATTTCGACCGCTATCAGATGAAGATACTGTAAGTACTTCGCCAGCAGTGAACCGTGTGTCAGTTGTAGTCGTTGAACCTTCTGTGTACGCTAAATATAAAGTCTTCTTCAAAGAGACATCAGTATCGTCTCCAGTTAAAACTTTTTTGATTATAGCCTGTACACCACCTGTGCCGCCGATAACAGTGTCGCCAATATAGTTTTCTAAAGTAGAATTTAAAACTGCAACGGAGCTATTGTCCAAATCGTCAATCTTTATGAACGGGTATTTTTGAAGAACATCTTTGCAACCTAGTACAGGCGAGCCGTCAACAAATATATGTTCACCAAAACGAGCAATTTGATTCTGTAAGATACTCTGTAGTTGAGTTAATTCTCTTGCTTGTACGGCGAATCCAGGCTTAAAAAGAATTCGGTTGAAATTCTTTGTAGCGTCAAAATCGTCATAATATGGACCCGTGTTTAGATTCAATGCCATTTTTTCTTCGCCTTAAAAATTGAATATTACTTTTACAGTTTCGACTTGATCTGCGTCTCTAGTAATAGGTTTCCTGTTGTCAATGTACATCACATCACCCGAGTGTACGGACATTTCTGGACTTACCAAACTATTTATAGTCATTCCGGTAACGCCCGTATTCTCATTATTAAAACTTCCACCGACTGTTATACCAGGGAGAATCTCTTGTAAATATACTGTTTCGATGGTACCATCAGCATTCGTGTCTAATTTCTGTATGACTCTGAATTTACCGCCACTATCGACGGTGATAATGTCATCTAAATTGTATGCACCTTGATTAGATACCGTTATAATGAAACATGGTGTACCTGTAGCCGCAGTAAATAGTGCATCCTCAGCATAATTTTGTATGTTCTTAATAAGCCCAATCTGCCTGAATTCGTTTCCAATGATGATGTCATCATTCGTGCTTGTTAATGAAGTTGTAATACCAACATTACTTGCGAAAAATTCTTTGGGTGGGTTACCGCCGTGTCCTTCGTACGGACTAATAATAGCTCTCATTGTGCAGCCTGTACCGCTGCCTGCCGTCTGAGTTAATACTACTGTAGCAAACGTATAGTCCGTGCCTGTATTCGTCACATTGATAGCCGTGATCGTTCCTGCTGCATCTACAGTAGCACTCCCAGTTGCGCCAGCACCATCACCGTTAATCAACACGACCACATCTCCTTGGATGTAATCTTGCCCGCCAGTGGTGACCAATATTCGATCAACAGTCCCAGAAACAGCCGTTGATTCAACTGCTTGCTGCAATGAAGGTGTCTCCGTAGACCCTAAAACTGCAAGAGCAGTTGCGTTTGTCCCATCGCCTGTAATTTCTACAAGTGCAAATGAGTATCCAAGTCCAGCAGAGGTTATAGTAATATCAGTGATGGCGTTACCTGCAATAGTTGCAGTAGCTGTTGCGCCAGTGCCGTCACCCGTAATAACAACAGCGGCAGTTGAGTAGCCAGAACCACCAGCAGTGACCGATATTGAATCAATTGATCCATTGACATCGAATGACGGATTGCCTACTCCAGCAATCTTTCTAACAGGCATAAATGCAGAAGACAAAAACTTGGTTCTATCTGCGGCGCCTATTTGATACATGAATTTCCAAACGTATCCGTCAATCAGTTCAAACGTTTCCGTTCCTGTTGCTGTAGGTTCAACGGTGCTTGTTGAATTATTGTTGTTATTCAAACATTTGTATACGTTGAAATCATCTGTCAGCACATAGAAATTAGCGTCTGCTAAATTGGTAGCACCTGAATTCGATTGATATGTAGATGAATAACTGTCATCATATTGATCGTACACCGTGCCTGCAACCCAATCGTATCTCTTGGTCAAAAGAACCGTATCCGCTGCCCCGATTTTTTTCACAAAAAGCATATCACGCTTATATTGCTGCATATATGCCTGTGAGTCTACCGGAGTTTCTGGTAGAGAGTCATCGGCCCAGGCTTGTGCCCGGGATGCGAAAACATAAAAATAATCGTTTACGTTATGTATATCTCTAAAAAAAGATCTAGCTAACTGTTGACGACCGGTTCTTCTAACTAAGATTGTCATTCTAACTCCTATTAGGTGTCAGATACAGTGACAGTCCAAGTGATCTTCAATGTGTCATCAGCGCCTTTATTGACCACTGAAAACACTGTTCTACATAATAGAGTACCACCTGAAGAAGCGTTAAGTACACCTGCTTCTACAATTGCGCCAGTACCAGTACCTGCAGGGAAGTCACCGATATACTCGATGGCATTCGCTGTCACAGTAGTGCTTGTGAGTGCTACTCTTGCAGAAGAAATAGCTGCTCCTAGAGCAGTATTACCAGCAGCGGCTGCTGTATTGTCGGTGCCAACTTCCATGTGAGACATAGCAGTTGCAGTTGCGTCTTTCATTCTAGATGCGATGTAAGCTAGGCCAGTGTCAACAACAAGGTTGCTTACTATTTGCTCATCTTTGATCGTACCTTCAGGCGAGATAAGTTGTAATTTAACTTGTCCTTGCGCTCTGGTTTTTTCTAAGTTAAACATTTTTGGTTGTTCTCCGTTTTCGTCAAATGATATTTAGTTATATTTATACAGTTAAAAAGTAGTAGAGGATACACCCGAGTAACTTTCTACATAATCCTCAGCAAAATAATCTCCAGCGTAGTTTTGCATATAGATCGTTCCTGCATCAGAAACTTCATAGTTGTCCGATTTCGTTGTTACGAAAAGCAGTGTCGCCGGATCTGCAAAGTCTGTTGTATCTGCGAGCGACTTACCGACATCAAATGAATCTAATGCATCGCCAGTTGTTGGGTTCTCCGTCTTTATTAAGTTCGGTTGCAATGAGGGAGCGTCTTGTATCTCAAGCTGCTCTGCTTTAATCAAACTAATTGCAAATATAGCTGCGTCTTGGGTAGACGGATTATCTGCTGGGTTTCTAATGATAAGCAATAATAATTCAACTAATTCTGATAAATCAACGGAATCAGTGATATTGTTTTTATTGAAAGCCTTTGCTACTGCCTCAGTCAAATCCAATGTCTCTGTCTTATTTAGCACAACATCAAAATCGATATTGGTGTCATTCATATCAGGATTTTCTGATTTGACCAGTCCTGGCTCAAGAATTGCTTCATCATCTTGCGTTGCAAAAGTATCAGCAACTGGTCGAGAAAAAGATAGTATAACTAATTCAGATGTTACTGATGTGTCTATTATGACACTGTAAAGTGCATATGCTGTCGGTCTAATATTGAAATTAAGTCCAACGTTAACATTGTGCAAAATTTGTAAATCAGAAAATGCAACCATGCCTGCAGGGTTTGCAATACGATCTAGTATTTCACCCCAAACGCCTTTAGGCTGTGACGATTGTATCTGATAGGAATATGATTGATAAACTTTATTATCTTGCAGTCGATTCGCGTCTGACAAAAATCCTTGTGAATTTTTAAATTGCCCAGGGAATGTATGCGCAAAGCCCGTTGTACATGAGACAGTAACATTTTGACCATTTCCACTATTCGCTAGAAAGTCAAACATCTGCCTTGCAAACGATACACCGGTTGAAATGATATCGAAAGTTAACGGGTAGTTGCTACTATCCACTGTCTTAACTCGGATGTATGCGTTATTGTCAATGCCCGTGAGAGTATAATCCTCAGAGAAATAATCAATAGCGTACTCACCCAATACGTTGCCAGCTTCAGCTACCTTAAATACTTGCCCAACTTTGAACCCACCATCTGCGCCAGCGGATGTGCTTTTGCGAACGGTTGAATTTAATACTCTAGCTAGGAATGCTCGCTTGTTATCTATTAAATCAATTGATTCATTTTCAAAAGCAATATAAGTGCGATATGGAGTAGTATTTAATACAAGTGTTGGAACCGTATTGTAACCCAATCCGTCTTCAGTTATTACAGTGCTTGAAATAGAGTTGGCAGTGAGGCGTGTTGTTATAGTAGCAGTAGTTGTAATAGTATCCGTGGAGCCTGCTAATACAATGACCTGAGGATTTGCACTGTATCCTTGTCCTGCGTCAGAGATAGTTACGCTTTTAATTTTGCCTTCTGTAATAGTAGAGATATTGAAAGTTAACGCGGCGGCGCCGCCTGTACCCAATAAAGAATCAGGAATCGTAATCGTTTCACCGGGTGCATAATCGTTACCGACAGTATCGACTGTTACAGTTGCGGCACCTGAGCTGTTTACAACCACTGTAAATTGCGCGCCTGTACCGTTTCCGTCTGTAGTGAAACCACTGTTAATATCGTATATTCCTGCAGTGCGCAATGTATCTGCTGCACCGATAGTTCCAACAGTCGCAATCTTACCGCCGATAACCGCGGTGAGTTCTCCTAACACACCTGCACCAGGTATAGTAGTATTAGGGGGTAAATCTAAATCCAATTCATATATTGCTGGATTAGTAAACGCAATCTTTTTAGCCTGCGTGATTGCAGTTGTAAACTTCTTTCTTGCAGTGATAGACGCGATAGATTCGTAATAATAAATATCTACCTTTCTCGATTGCAGATCTAGCGGATTGTACGCAGCCGATCTTTCTTCATTCGCTGATACTTTAATTGCAAGCTGCTCAGACCAAATACCATCAGAAGGTCGAAGCACATACTCAGACGGTTTAAATACTGCTACTTCTTCCCCATACATCATTCTGAAAAAAGCCTTTATGCTTTCAGATGATCCTTTAGACGTATAAAAATCACGAATGCGTTTAATTAAAAACCGTGTATCGATTTCTTTACTTTCTGGAAAGTCCAGAGCGTACTGCTGTAACAACGTTTCTAAGAAATCACCATGATAACTACTTACACCGAATCTGTCCACCAATTCTTGCAATACATAGTTAGGAGATTGTGACGATGCATTCAATGCACTTGTGACACTCGAATCTGCATCTAAGAATGAAAAATACTTGGTAATAAAGTTAGAGAATTTAGGATATTCGTCTCTGATCCACTCAGGTATTTGGTATTCTGCGATATATGAAGAGTTTTGGTGAAAATATAATTGTGGTTTATTAAGAAAGAGAATATTGGGAGCCAATACTGCCCCAGAACCACCTGCAATAGTAGCAGCAGTCAATACTACATTCGCAGCAGAGCCATCACCACCAAGAGAAGTGTCCAGGATTGTAATCGTATCGCCTTCAGCATAGCCTGTGCCAGCAGTAGTAACCGTAACACCAGTAACTTCGCCACTAGCATTTATTACTACTCTAAATTGTGCGCCAGTACCAGTACCGGTAGAGCTTGATTGTGAAACAGTAAGGTAAGTTCCCGCGCCTCTCCCAGAATCAGCTTGTGCTGTAAATGATACAGTAGATAATATACCTACAAGTTTTACTGTTGGGGTAACATTATAGCCATCACCTGCTTCAGTTACAGTTATTGTCTCTATTGCGCCACCTGAAATAGCAACAGTTGCGGTACCTTGTATTAAAACTTGTCCAGTGTTACTGGCAGTCGGTGCGCTTATGAAAACAGTGGGTGGATTTACGCTACTATAACCACTGCCGGAAGAAGTGATGGTTATAGATTCGATGTACTGCTTAAAGGTTGGTCCAGTTCTAGCCATTAGTAATCTATTACCTTAGGATTTGCGGTGACCGTCACGCCTGCAAACACGTTATTGGGAGCATCTCCAGTAGTAGTATCTAAATTCAATATAACGTTTTTAGATGGTTGCGGCATGACCGCTGATCCTGCAGATGATTCTACCGTAGTTGAAACTAGTATCTGAGTTTTTATATCTTTTGCTGTCTCGTGTGGGGTTACTGTAACTCCGAGTGTTGTATTATTCGTGCCTGTGATAGCTGTAATCTTTGTGCCATCTAAGATAACAAGTCCAGTGTCATAATTTACAGTACCTGCGCTTGCAGAAACCGTGGTGTTTCCTGATACTAACTTCAACGCAATCGTGCCGCTACCACGGTATGCAGGGGCGACTACAGTTGCATTTGGCACATCGACCATTTTAACTTCATACGCTTTGCCATTAATATCTACAGTGAAATTATTACTACTCAGCGCATACGGATTAATTTTATTATTAAAATCAAATTGATATTTTGTTGATATGTTCAACGCAGGAGTAGCTGTCTTTTTCAGTCTAAGTGCGATGTTCGCGCCAATGATCGATTTGTCGGCTCTAACAAGTTCAGCGGTTAATTTAGAATAATAGAAATTACTATCCAATGTGTTCAATGTAGTGTTAAAAAAGTCAGTTATTGCCTGGCTTACAAAAGTTGCTATCTCACCTGACGTTGATGATGTGGTCTTCGCATCATAATCAACATTTACATCCAAGCCGATGCTCAGAAAATCTGGGTCTACAAACTCCGTCAACAATGAGATGGGCTGCCTAGGTTCGATAAAATCTCGCAATATTCGATCCTTATCAATATCTGTAATAATGAAGCCATCTTTTGCCTGTAAAGAAACAAATACTTTACCGTAAATTGGGGGTACGTTTCTCTCGCCGCCCCACACAGCAACAGATTTTACATTCGGGTTGTTATCTAATATTAAACTTTGATAATCGTTTGATGTTATTGCTCTATTTTTTGTAGCGTTGAATCTCGGAGCACTAAAACGTATACTATCTGTACTCTCCTGAGCAGATCCTCCAAATGATTGCGATACCAGAGTTAATGTAGTGGTTGACCCAGATCCGGTAAGTCCTGATGGAGCTTGAAATATTTTAGCGCCATTGCCAGCTGCTGCGTTTGTTGCAATATAATCAACTCTAACTACATTACCTACTGTCAGTTTTTTACCAATATTACCATCACCAAATATTACTTGATATGAACCATTTAGTGATTCTTCAATAAAAAATACTCTACTCGTGCCAGTAACCGCAATGATGTTATCAGAGAAGGTGTAACTGGCTAATGTAATGTCAGTCAATGAGGATTGTATTTGGACTCTTACTGTGGTTGTATCTACGTCAGGATTCGCCATTAACACGGGACCTTGCACACTGTTCGCTTCTACTAGTTCCGAGTTCACTACTCTAGATCCTTCTACTAACTCAACGTTTGTAAATGCGAAAACTTCCACACCATTCAATAAAGTCCTGCCTGCAACGTAATCTTCTTTTGGGTAAAATGTTAATGTCTTTCCGTCGATTGATGTTTTGAAAATAGCATCGCGTGAGAGTGTAAAATTACTTGCTGTATATCCAGGATCAGGAACAACAGTAACATTAATCGTAGCTCTTGCCGCCCTAGCTGATCTTGCGGTGTATCCCATAGTCTTCGCAATAGACGCTACTGAGCTTCTTTTTACAGCAGAATCTAGGAACGCTTCGTTTGCTGTCATGTGTGCTAATATAGCATTATAATGCGTGTTATATGCAAGAAGATCAATCAACACAGCCATACCAGAGGCTTCAAAATCATAGTCTTGAAACTCTGATTGATCTTGCAGGTACAATTTTAAATTGTTCTTAATACCTTCAAAATCTAATTCTGTTACACTTCGTGTTGCCATGTTTGATCTCTTTTGATTTTATTTATGCGCTATGAAATTATCTAGCTCTCTTCAGAGAGGTGCTAAATGTTTGCGGCCCTCGGACACCTAAAACATGAAAGTCAAGCTGTATTTTATACAGATTGTTATTGAAGTCCGGGTAGACTGTAACTTCATCGATCCTAACTCTTCGCTCATAATTTGAAATCGTTTCATCAATTATATTAGCAATCGCATTCCCTGTTATGCTATCCATTGGTTCAAATAGCAAACCTGCAATGGGTGACCCATAATTGGGTGCAAACGGTTTAGAATAAAAAGGTGTAAGCATTATGTTTTTTAACGCTTGCTTCACTGCTTCAACATTAGTTTTTTTGTAGATATCCTGAGTAACAGGATTTGATGCAAAATCCATGTCTATATCTGAGTATATTCTTGCGGTAGCCATAATAGTTATTTATATGTCCTTTAGTTGCCGGATGCAGCATCAACGGTGTTTTCTACCGTATCGAGGCCGCTTTGTACTTTACCTAATACGTCACCAAACAAATTACCACCGAAACCTTCTTTCAACGCGCCAAACGGGTTGCCGCCTTTGAGTGCGTCTAATGAGATGTTTCGTTTTCTAGCAAATCTAGGTACGCCATTCATTCTAAAGGCTTGTCCAGGTTCTTCGCTTACAGTAAACCCTTGCTTATTTGGGTCCAACTCCACCTCGAGTTCTACTTTACCGGCAGCGTCTTTGAAGTTGCCAACTACATCTGGGAATTTACCTTCTTTTACAATACGCTTTACATTGATTTCTGGCATCGATAATGGGATACCTTTCAGTACAAACTCACCCCCAATATTTTGTATGTTAGGAACAATATTGCATATCTTGTCAAGATCATTCCCTGCTTCATTCAAAATACCTACGATGTTATCGATATCAACATCTAAATCACCATACTTGTCCTTCATCTGGTTTAGATACAACGCAGAACCCACGACACCTGCAGCGACACCTGCATATTGATCAACAAACCCTTGTATATCAGCCGGCAGTCCTGGAATCAACCCGCCCACTGCTGCGAGTGGATCTTCTAACAGCATATTCAAAAGCTGTATCTTTGATTGCAATGAAGTTAGCAATTGCACTTCCACAAATCCTGGAATAGATGCAATTTTAAAAGGAAGCACTACCAGTGCAGTGTCTGCAATGGTGAGTAATTGTTCAACGTTAGCTGATAAATCCTTAACTAATTTTGCTGGTCCGCAACTCATTTAAAACTCCTTATTAATTAACCTAATCCAGGCGCTGTCGGACCAGGTGCTGACGAACCACTAGCAATAGCGTGGACGTGTGTTGCGAGTGTTGTTGAAACTGACGTAATTATCGGTGAAATCACAGACGCCGCTGTAACTGCCCCAGTACACGCGACAGTTGCCGAGGTGATTGTTACACCCGCTGCGATAATACCTAGTGCGGCTGTTGTTATCGATGTCGCCGCAGAGACCTGCGTGTATGCCGCAGAATTCACAATATGCGCACCAAGAGTATTAGTTGAGAAAACACCACCCGTGTTGATCGTAGTTGCACCGACTGTACCGACATTGAAAAATCCGGCTGAAAAACTTATTGCGCCTGTAAGTGCAGTACCGAAATCCATATCTCGCAATGAGAACACTCGATACGCGCCTAGTTCGGATGTGATATTGTATCCCATCAATGCTGATTGAATGATCTTCATACCTACTTGTGTATTGTAGTTTTGTCCGACCATCACATCTCTACGACCTAGAACAGTAAGTTTGTCACCGCCCAATCCTAAACCACCTTGACTACCAACACGCACACCTCGGTTACCGTTGATGTTCATACCGTAATCAGATTCAATTTCGGCTACATGATTGCCCTGTGTCTTCTCATGCCGTGTACCACGAACAGTAGAAAACTTATTACCTGTAATATCTTCGTAAAAGTCTCCCTTGACATTCAGGGTCATATCACCTTCGACCGTGATATTGAAATCACCTTTGATAAACATATTCTTATCTTTAATGACGATCTCATAGTCTTCACCAACAACTTTACTTACTTTTGTTCCATCAGGCTGTATCTCTTCAAACGTACCTGTTCTATGAAAGTTGTGTATTCTTTCTGCACCTGGCGTATCATCGACTTCAAATATGTGACCACTTTCAGTTTCTCGCACATGATTGTATGGATACTTTGTTTTCGTTTCCGCTGAACCTTGAGGATCAGGTTCGTCCCAAGATGATTCAGTCTTCCTAGCTTTTACTGGATCGCCATCGATCTCAGGTGCAAATGCAATCGGAACACCTTTCACTTGCATCTCTCGTTTGACTGCTAGAGAATAATGCTTCTCTGCAATGTCTTCTCTACTGAGTCTAGGTACATCAGACTCTGGGACTGTGTTTCTTCCTGATGCATTGTCGCTGAATGGGTACACGCCATTAGGATCATTGAATCCAACGTTTTCGTTTGGGGGCTGCATAGAAAGCGCAGACAGAGATCCCATAATAACAGGTATTTGTGAATCTGCACCATCAGCAAAAAATCCAAATACATGTGAGCCTTCTACGAGTCCTGTAGGTGACTGACCGATACCAGATACGCCTGCTGAGGTTACTGGGTTCATTAGCACTGCAAGGGGTAAATCTTCTGTAGGTAATTCAGTCTTATCTGGAGTATGATAACCGAGAATTCTGACTCGCACTCTTCCTATTTGTGCGGGGTCATTTCTATCTTCTACCACACCTTGCCACCATGTAAATTGCGGATATACCATTACACTACATCTCCTATACTATCACGCGCAATTTCTAATGTCATTTCATGTTCTCGGGTCACACTAATTTGGTGTCTGATCCCGGTAATTACATATATACCAGATATCTGAGGGTCAAATAAGTCATCAATATTTGGATTGATGCCTTTTTCGCCTACGTTAGGGAAATTGAATCGTATCAACTTACCTACTTCAATGTCTGTTTTACCTGGTACAGTTATTTCATATTTTATAGCAGACAGCTCAGCCAGTGCAGTATTTCTGAATGCAGTTGCGGTAACCTGACTAACATTGAATGCATCATTTTCACCGAACAATCCAGATGCTCCAGCTTTAAAGTTAATTACTGATAGCGGGTCTGATTTGACAGTAATACCATGCGGTGCTGTCTCTGTAATATGCTTAAATGTACCAAATGTATCTGGTAGCAAATTCTTTAATTGCCCTGAACGTTCTGCATGCTGACTAGTATAATCAAATCGTATGTCATACAAATCTTTATTTGTAAAATCATAGGCAAAAGTAGTATTGCCATAATAACCACTCATTCTATTATCTAATTGGTCATAGTATACAGGCATATCAACATTAGCTACGGTTATCATTTGATCTGATTCGTAGGGTGAAGAGTATGCAAACCCCTTCGTTCGATTATCAGTTTTCGTATCTTTCGACTCATCAAGTGTACTTACATAACTGTATTCATCGTACAGTACTTTAGCCTTGATCTGCTCCTGCACTAAAGACGATATCGAAGTAAAATAAAAATTCTTATTAGATTCAAAAAACATCACGTTGGGCATCTTTAATTCCTGCCCAATAGAATTCTTAGCCAGAAAACTCAAACACTTAAATGGTGACCAATAAGATGCAATAAACTCAAAGTTGTTCGTATTGTGTGGGGTATCGTACAACAGCACTTCACTGGTAGTCGCCGCCCCACCCTTAACTCTAGGCTCTTTCAAGTCCTCAAATATCTCAGACGCAATAATATCAGTGCCGCCAGTGTATTTTTTTGCAAGGCGCGTTATGCTATCTTTTTGACCTTCAAGTGACATAAACTGGAGTTCATAAAATTGCTGTCTGTCGCCACTAAGTTTCCTATTTGTAACCGAGTATATCGAAAAAGTCTTGTATATTGACTGACTCGGATCATCAGATAGATAAGGGGTTCTAAGTTTAAAGGTAATATACTCGTCTCCCGTAAATAACTTCCCTAAGATATTTGCCGCGTCAGCAATCAATGCATCACCAAACATACATGGCTGATATATACTCTCTGTCAGCGTAAGTTCCATTAAAAAGTTATTTAGATCTATTTTTTCGCCGTTAGATAGTATTAAAGTAATTTCTTCAACTCTGACATCACCGGCAGTTTGTTGCGCACTTTCAGCCATTACGCAGCAACCAATAGTTTAAATTCTTGCACAAAATCATTTATATGTGTAGGGCGCAATAGAAGAATTTCTTGTCTTGCTTCATTTTCCAATTCTTCATGCTCCAAATGTGTGATTGGTATTAGCTCGCCGTTTGCTATCTGTGTAGGATTGTAGTCACTGTATACCAACGGCCTTGATGCTAGTGCATAATGATGTATCTCGTTTTCATTGCCTACACCATAACGCTGTTTTACCATTGACCGCAATTGATCCGGTGTGTAATACCACTCATTGTAAGGATCTATTATATTATTGATCAGTAGAATTACCCAATGATATTCAGGGTCACCGTATAAAAAATACGCGATATCTTCGGGTCTTTCACCGGACTTAATGACGTAGCGTTCAAGAAACATTTCATTTACAATAAATTTATCTCGAGGTACTACTCGCCGAAATATATCGGTTACGACCTCTTTCGTTGAATCGAAGGGGTATAACATTCTAGGAAAATGATTGAAAAACATTTGATTAATAGCCCTCGTCTATTGCGTCTCGATTTAAAACTTCCAATTCTTTAAATACAAGCTGCATAGTAATTTCTGATGGTGCACCTTGAGTGCCTGCAATTGTTGTAAATGTCCCGGCGCTGCCATATACTATGCTCAAATCTACTAGCGCACAATTTTTAATTTTATGTAACCATATATTAGGACCATCATTGTACTGAAATTTAATTTCAAATTCTGATGGATAGATTAAAAAGAATCCTTCAGTTGATCTTTCTGAATGCATATTCTTTTTAAATTCTCTGATAATAGCGTGAACCGAGTCATTTTCTGATGCGTTTCTTGGCGCAAATTTATAATCAAATGAAAATTGCCTAAAATTCATAGACTTAAACAATTGCTCTTTATTTGGATTAGGTACCTTACCAGATGCTGCTTGGAGTGCACCCTGAATGTTTACATCGGCACCGAATGCTTTTGGGATATCAGACAATCCTGCAAGTGTTCTACCGAGAAACTCTGCTGCTTCACCTGTCATAGCGGTTTCCATCAAGGACGTTAGGTTACCACCACTTCTAGCTAATATGCCTGTCAATGCACCAATATCTGCTTCTTGCCATTGAGCACCGTACTTTACTGAAGGAGAAGTTGGAATGTGCAGTGTAATTGATGTTTTTGTTTTAATTACTCGATTGTTAGCAAACGCATCACCTGCCGCAGCACCGAGAGCTTGTCCACCGGCAAAGCCGGCAGCAGCCCCTAAGACCGCGGCTCCCGATTTTACAATATCGTTGCTGCCGCCCGCGACTACTTTCGATGCAAGTCTGGAGCCGACAACAGCGCCCGCTACGCCGGCTGTGACCTTGTATAGTGATTTGGCGCCGGCTGCATCTAGTCTGTTATTATTATTGTCATCATATTCTATATCTTTATTATTTTTAGTAAGTGCTTTACCAGCCGTTGAATTTTCTCGTACTTTGATGTCAAAAGTCACAGTATGCGGCTGCTCAGTATTGCTACCCCCAACATTAGAGGGATAACGAAGCATAGCAAGCCCAAGTCGTTTATCGTGTGTGGAGCGTTCCTCAGCAGTTTTATCTTTTTTAGATGCGGTATTTGTTTTTTTCGATGCTTGATTGGAGGACGCTTGCTCATCGTCTATAATAGTACTGACAGAGTTATCACTCTTAGGAAGAAAAGTGCTATTTTGTCCTGGTGCCAAACCAATTTTGACACTTCTATTAGGTACTCCGGACAGATCACGACCGATTTTGTCAGAAGTTTTAGAGCGTGAATCCATGTGATAAATACCTGTACGTTATCTAATTTATACTATTTATATGCCATATAACAAAGAGATACACAAAGGACGCTTTAAACCAAAAAATGTCCACAAGTATAGGGGCAATCCCACCAATATTATTTATCGCTCTGGATATGAGCTAAAATTCATGAATTGGTGCGACAAGAATGCCGATGTGCTTGCATGGGGTTCAGAAGAGATTGTGATACCCTATAGATCGCCATTAGACAACAGAGTGCATAGATACTATCCAGATTTTGTCCTCAAGATAAGAGATACGACATATTTAATAGAAGTCAAGCCATTTAGATTCACACAAGAACCTAAGATACCTAAAAGAAGAACAAAACGATTTATAACTGAAGTTAAACAATGGGGTGTAAATTTAGCAAAGTGGGAGAGTGCTACTGAATTTTGCTTAGATCGAGGGTGGGAATTTAAGATAATCACCGAAAAGGAACTTGGCATATCGTATAAATAGTCACATGGCTACTTTAAACGACATACGAGCAAAAGATCAAGATCAGATACGATCTGTTGATTGGTACCGAAGGCAGGTGCAGTCATTACCAAATACATTTAGCAGCCCAGATGGCGTCATGCGATCTAACCTAGGACAGCGAGATGCTCGACCTGAAGTTGGTAGTATGTACTTGTATCTGTACGATCCGAAGACAAAAAAGAAACTACCATATTACGATACGTTCCCGCTTGTGCTACCATTTGAAGATGCAAAGGGTGGCTTCTACGGACTGAATCTGCATTACTTACCTTATGGTGTTAGATTTGAATTGCTAGAACAGTTGAAGCGAACAAAGAACACACGCAATATAAATCAAGACACTCAATTTCAACTTAGCTGGAATCTATTAAAATCAGCATCTAGATTTCCTGCAGTGCAACCAACTATAAAACGGTATTTGTATTCGCAAATACGATCCAGATTACTAAAAATAAACCCACAAGATTGGAGCACAGCCGCAGCACTTCCCGTAGAGCAATTTGTGGGAGCAAGTAAGCAAACTGTATTCAACAGGTCAAGGAAAGCAATTTAATGGCAACTTTAAATGACTTTGTAAGTAAAATAAGAGAAGGTGATCTTGCAAGAAGCAATAGATTTGAAGTCGAAATATTTTCGCCCGGGTCAATAGATAGCAGCCATGTAAACATACTATGCGAAGACGCATCGGTACCTGGATTAATTATCCCTTACGTCCCCATAAAAATTGGAAACATAATAGAACCTAGAGCGCATGGTATGGAGTTCTTTGGTGACAATGCAACATTCACATTTTTCTGTGACACGAATTGGGATGTGAGATCGTACTTTGAAAATTGGATGTCTGCTACTGTAGACCCTGTATCCAGAGAAGCCTCATTTTTTGACTCATGCGCGGGTACGATAAACATATTTACATTGAATAGAAAAGATGCCAGAGTACGCGGTTGGGGATTAGTAGACTGTATTCCTAGAAACATATCACTCGGTAATTTTTCACAAGGAAACGAGGCGCCAATGCGAGTGTCAATCTCAATCGCATATAAGAAATGGGTTGCTTTAGGCAGCGCAGATATCGGCGCCAAACAAATATTAGACTCTTCGGTTGGTGATCCAAGTACTAACATGCCGCCTAAAGGCCCAGCATACCACGATCCTAAGGGGTTTACAAATACACTAATAACATACGCTTAATTAATGGAGAATATTATGGCATTACCTAGCATTGATGCACCTACATATGAGATTGAAATACCTCATACAAAGGAAGTTAAGAAGTTCAGACCCTTCTTAGTAAAAGAAGAAAAACTTCTTGTCTTAGCAAATGAGTCTGGTGAACAGCGAGACATGATACGAGCAACACAGCAAATTGTCACAAATTGTTCGTTTGGTGAAATTGATGGTGAGAAATTGCCGCTGTTTGCGCTGCAAAAAATATTCATGGATATTAGAGCACAATCAATCTCTAGTGTCATCGATCTTGTGTTGGCGTGTGGTTCGTGTGAAGCACAAAATGAACACATGCTAGACCTAACCACACTTAAAATTGAAGAGACTGAAGGTCACAACACAATGGTTCAATTGAGTGATACAGTATTTGTTGAAATGAAGTATCCGGATCCATTTGAAATTGGCGAATTGCTAGATACTAAAGACCCCGAAACTGTATATAGAATTGCAGGTAATTGTGTAAATGTAATTTATGATGGCGATGAAAAATACAATGCGTTTGAGTCTTCAGACGATGAAAGGCAAGCATGGATAGAGCAACTAACACTCGACCAGTTTGTAAATCTACGCAAATTTTTTGAAACTATGCCTGTATTAGAACATGCAATAGAATTTGATTGCGTAAAGTGTGGTAAAGCAAACTATATTAACTTCAATGGGTACCAGGATTTTTTCGTTTAAACCTCTCCCATGATACGCTAGAGAATTATTTTAAGACCAATTTTCTACTAATGCAGGAACATAAATATTCCCTGAGTGAGATTGAAAATTGGTTGCCTTGGGAGAGGCAAGTCTATATTGCTATGTTAATCGAGCATCTACAGAAAAAGGCAGAAAGGGCTAAACACTAATGGCGGACGATCCACAGAACAAAAAAAGTTTTCTGAGCAAAGCTGCTTCAGCTACAGGCGGGCGGATAAAAGAAAGTTTGGGTGTAAACAAAGATACTCAAGGTTTCGGTAACATCATGGGCGGGGCGTTTAGTGCTGCGAACATGTTTGGTGCTGATAGCTTCCTCGGTGAGACATTAAGTAGCGATGAAGAACGAGATCGTGTAAAGCAATTCAGCAAAGATGGAAAATCATCTAGGCAATCGAAAGCCAAAAGTTCTGGTGGGGGCTTGTTTAGTACCGCTAAAGGCGTAGAAAATGCATCTATTTCTGCTGAAGATTTAGCACCATTAGCAGAAGACGTAAAAACACTGCGAGTCATTGCAGAGGAAGAGTTTACTGCACCCCCTGTTGAAAAAACAGACCCTGTTGCAGCTAAAGAAGATAAGAAAGAAGATAA